TTCTTGCGATTGCCTGTCGGCAATCTGCTGTTCGCTTTTTGCGTAATCAAACAGCCTTCGCAGCACACTGGCTGCTCTTTCTCGTTCTGTCATCATCAATCATTCCTCCCAAACGTCTTTTCCGGTTTGCTTCTGAAACTCACGATCCACTTTTGCGACTGGCCGAGACTTCGACCGTCGCGTGTAATAATTCTCGCTTCGCAACTCTTGCCAATGCTTTTGGTCTGTCACCGACCACACCGAAAACGGAGGCGGTGTTTGGCCTCGCATGATCGGAAACGGCGTGCCTTCCCAATGTCCAACCAACACCCAGAAGAGGACAGGCCGTGGAACAATCGGTTGCATCGAAGCCGCCGATCGGGTCTTTTCTGAAATCATAGTTTTTCTCCGGCGGCTGCGATGAACCGTAACGTTAGGACGACGAAACGACGCCCCGTTCCTCTAGGTTGCGAAACAACCCGTCCTCATCAATCTCAGCGTTTACATACACAACCACGTAACCGCTCTTGTATGCTTCCTCGGAAAACGAATCGACTGCTCCGTCGTGATCGAAAGACGACTTGCCATCTGCCGATTGCGCAAACCAGCCCGTCTGCACTTCGCCAGTTCTCGAAACTAATACCGGTATTCGTATCTTGATCCGCTGTGGATTCTCTTGTGACATATCGCGTCCTAACAATTGCGTGAACCGAAGCCCCCGAACTTCGATTTCTAAAATGGAGGCGTAACCGGCGGGGGCTCGGTTACGCATTGCGTTACTTAAAACTTACTGACGCTTCCGCGCACCCGCCGCCCGTCTGTTGTCAAGTCGGCAAACGGAATCGTATACGGGTCCGTTTCCCGCTGCGGCAACACCGCTGGATTGTCTTTTGGATGGTAAAGCGGCAACCCAAGCTCAGCCCGTCGCATCAACTCGACAATTTTTTCGTCGCTGCCTGCCGGATGTTCGCATGGTTCAAAATCGCATTCCGCACATGGCTCGTAATCTTCGTCGTGCTGAACTCGGTCCAAACATTCCATCACCGACCGAACCGAGTAAACGTCTTTACGCTCGACCGTTAGCTTGTTCAGTCGGCCATAGTCTCGGTTGACGTAGCCGCTGCGTGTCACCTTCAGCCGCTTTCGAACCTCGCCTTCATCGCAGCCGAAGTACGCCGCGATCTCTTTGATCGTCTTTCCGTTCTGCCTCATGGATCGGATTTGCTTTTGCCGCATGTCTCATCCTCCGTGCATGGTTCTCGTTTCATTGCCTCAACAACTTGCCGTCCAATCCATTCCGCCACTTGCGGAACTACTGCGTTCCCAAGTCCTCGCAATCGGTCCACCCGATGGGAAATCCCATCAGCCACTCGACCCACTGCGGGTTCAGTTTTCCACCAGCCTTCGTAGCAAGCGTTTCTGAATTCCTTGAAAGCTCTGCTGGTGATTTCCCGTTGTCCTTCCAGTCTCTTGCCGTTGGCGTCGGCCACATTACAACCGCTTCGCTCAGCGTCGGAGATGATGTTTTGCATCGAACATCCTTCCTCGATGTCTTGATCTGTCCATTGTCTACACTTCTCGGCGTCGGCCACCAGCCTCCGTTTTGCTCCGGCCCTTTGATTAGCTGTGGTCGCCCGATAGCCAATGATGAACACTCGGTCGCGTATGTGCGGGGCACCAACGGCGGCAGCCGGTATGCAATTCCATTCCGCGTCAAACCCGATCTCGGCCAACGTCCCAAGAACTCGGTCCAACCCTCGAGTAAGCAACGCTGCCACGTTCTCCAACACAACAATTCGCGGTTGCAATTCTCGAACCAAGCGAACGGCTTCGAAAAACAATCCAGATCGTTCGCCATCAAGTCCTGCCCCAAGTCCGGCGTAGGAAATATCTTGACAGGGGAATCCTCCGCAAATAACGTCGACTCGTTCAAGGTTGTGCTTTCCGCATTCTCGAATGTCTCGTTCTCGATGGACGCCTGGCCAGTGCTTGGCGAGCACTCGGTTGGCGTAGTCGTCAATCTCAACTTGCCATTTGCATCGCATTCCAGCTCGTTCGAAACCAAGATCAAATCCGCCGATGCCTGCGAATAAGCTCCCGAATGTGACTTGCTCATTCATTCGATTCCTTCCGTAATCGTAAAAACAACTTTCGTAACCTTGGCCTTGTGTCGCTTCACGTAGCCAATCTCAACCGCTGAATCGTTCGCGTACAGTCCAGCATCTTCGAAGCCGTCCAGGTAGCTTTTGATCCAAGCAACAAGGCCGTCTGCGTCTCGCTTTCGAGTCAGGTGAAAGTCCATCGACACAACCGGAGTCGTAAACGTCTTGCGGTCCTTGTGTGTTCGCGCGATAAACTGCGCATGGTCGCGATGCTGCCGAACTAGACGCGCCTTTTGCATGTAGTGTGGTCGTGCGTTTGGGTGCAAGAGCTTGTGCGGTAGCGGTAGGTCGATTGTCATGTTCCTTGCTCCAGTTTTTCCCTTGCCAATTCGCCAACCTTGTAGCACTGCGCCGTGGTCAGGTGCAGATTAAACAACCGCAACGCAATCCGATCGGCTTCGGATGGCTTGCTGTGGACTGCTCGCATGTACGCAACAACAGCCGCAACGTATGGGATGTACCAATCTTGTTGACGTTCGCTCATTTTCCATCCTTCAAAAACTGATTCACAACTGTCAACGCTCCCGCGCCAAACCTCGCCCTGCATTCGTCCTTCGCTTTCAGTTCCGCCATGGTTCGACTTAGGCCGCCGTCGAATTCCATAATTGCGGCGCGTTCGGTGAAGGCTTCAATAATCACTTGTGTGTCAATACTCACGATTAAACACTCCGTTACTGACGTAGTTTCCGTGGTCCGTCATGCGCCAATCAGCACCAAAAAACCGTTGACGTTGCGTGTTGAAAAACAAGTCAACTCGGAACGATCTGATTTCTCGATTGCGATTTTTTAGAACGTGAATGGTGTACTCCGCTGGGTCGATTTCTTCATCGAACCGGCATGGGTAAACTCCAGCGACAATCACATCTGCATCTTGCTCGATTTGCCCGCTGTCCTTCAAGTCTCGCATGGTCGGCGTAAAGTCTTTGTTCTTGCCAATCTCGCGACCCAACTGAGCCAGCACCACGACAGCGATATTTAATCGAGTGGAAAGCCTTTTGAGTGTTGAAGACACGTAGCTGACGGCTTGATACTTGTCCTTGCCTTTGCCGCCCAGAATCTGCGCGTAATCGACAAATGCGCATCGCACTCCGATAGTTCGGTGCAACTCTTCAATCATCTCGCAGGCTTTATCAACGTGCCCACAAGACTCAATGATGATCGAATCAGCTCGCTTTTCGAAATGCTTCTCAATGTCTTTACGAACCAATGCGGCATTGCGTTGCCAATCGGATTCTTCCTCTTCCGTGATGAATTGCACAGCTCGCTTACCCAGTGCCATGCTCGACATTTCCTCGGACACAAAACAAACTGGCAAACCGTTTCGCGTCATCGTGTGCGACATTTGCAACGCCAGTGCCGACTTACCTTGGCTTGGCCTTGCCGCAACAACAATCATTTCGCCGTCGTCAACGCCACCACCAATTGCATCGTCAAGCTTTGGCACTCCAGTTTCGATTAGTCTTTTCTTGCCAGCCTCAGCTTGGTCTAAAAAGTCGTTCGCAGCTTGACGCAAAGACAACGTTCGAATCGTTCGCGGTTCTTCCTTCTCTGACCGATCCTCTTTCCATTGTGTAGGCATCTGAACCTTCGTCCAGTTTTCCGGCATTGCATCGCGAAGATAGCCGTCCGCGCCTGGTTGCTTTTTGGCTTGCGCGAGCTTGTGCCGAATCTCTCGCTCGCTCCATGCTGGAACGCAAAGTGGATTGTAAACCTGAGAGAACACATGGAACGCTTCGTCTTGGCTCAAGCAAAAACCCTTGACCAAATGGCAAGCCACCTTAAACGCTGCGTTGTGTCCGCCTTGGCCGCTGATCGACGGGCTACAACTTTGAACGTATCGCTTGGCGCGTTCCAAGACTGGTGTTTCGATTGTGATGTCTGCGTACTTCTGGATCGCTTGCGGCTGATCGATTTGAAGCTTGCCAAACATCCAAGCCATCTTTGCCGAAACGTCTTTAATTTCAGCCATGCCAGCAAGTCGCTTTCCAGTCACGGCAAAGTATCGACCTTGGCAATACAACTCGACGCCTGGTTCTTTCTCTTCGCAAACCTTAGGCATGTTTGGCAGTTTGTGATTCGCGCCTGCAATCGGTGCATCGATGCGTCCGAAAATCTTAACGCCCGTTTCGCTCGGAGAAACTTCTGCGTAGCTTCCCATCAGCATAACGATTTCCTTTGCCCAATCTTCAAGCTTTCCGTTCACCCTGCATCCATCCAGGTCGATGCCGATGTACGGGTCGTCAACACTGAACACATAACCAAGTCCCGCGTATCGCTCAGACGAATTGCGGCAAGCATCAAAGGTGTTCCATGTTGCAGGATCGACGCTGCTTGCTGGCTTGCCGTCAATCTGGAACGGAACCTTCGTAGGCTTACCATCGCGATTGACGTACTTCCACAGCACCCACTGCTTTCGCACTCGAAGCTCTTCTGGAATCACAGCGCAACGTCCTTTCGCAATCGGTAGCTATGCTGGGTCTTTTGATCGCAGTCGCCAATATCGCTTCGGTAATCGCCAGCGTTAAGCCATGTCGCGGGATACGGCGCGTACTGGCCTTTGGACCGAAGCTCGCCGAGCCGCTGTTCTAGCCACTCCTGCAAAAGCTGCTGGGCATCCATCAGCCCACAACCGTTCCCGTCGTTGTGTTCTCCATCGACCATGATCGCGTCGATTGCTTTGCGGTACGCCTTCATCGCATCGACCGGAGCTTTCTTGCGCGGGTAGGTGTCGTAGAACTTTCGAAACCCAACTCGGTACAGTTCTGGCAAGTGCATCTCAATGGTCTGCTTCTTGCGTTTAGGTTTCTCTAACACTTGCTCGGAAGAGCAAGATTTATATTCTGCTTCTGCTTCTGCTTCTGCTTCTGCTTGGGCTAACGGCGGATAACGGCGGCTAACATCAGTTAACATTTCCGTTTCTGTGCTAACATTGTTAGCAGTTTTGTTAACATTGCTAGCAGTTGTGTTAACGTCGTTTTCGGTGCGTTTTTTCTTCATGTACTGACGCATGTACTCGTTGCGTTGCTCTTTGTTGCGACGCGCGCGGTAGTCCTCGTAGTTCAAAAGCATGAACCCACCTGGAACAGCCATAATCCGCCGTCCTTCGTGCTCCGGGTTTTTGCTGTACTTGTCCGGTGACGAAAGCACCTCGATAGCTGACGTTGTTTCGTCCAGCGTTAGGTTGGCGATACGTGCCAATCCTGGAACAGAAGCTTCCACAAATCCAGTTTGGTCGGCCTTGGCAAGCATCGTGACGAATAGCAGCCGAACCTCTTTTGGCTCGCACCAAAGCGACGATTCGGTAATCGAAGAAAAAAGCTTTGCAAACATTACGCACCCTCGCTTCGTCTTGACTGCCTTGCTTTCACGATGCCGACCATGACATGCAGTGAAATAGTTTCTTTTCCTTTGCCAAGATTGCATTCCTCGCACAAGCAAAGCAAATTGTCTGGGTGGTTAATTGTTTCTTCCGTTAACCCAGCTTTCAATCCGTCGTGAATACTGATTGCGTGATCCACGTGTAGTATCGACTCACGACGTCCGCACATTTCGCAACGGCAGTTTGCTCGATTTATGATCTCGCTTCGGAGCTTTGGTTTGATTTCCTGTCGGCATGTCTGCACCGACCTTTCTTTCTTGCCGGTCTCTGTTTTGGGTGCGTTGTATTGCCATCGCCCGCAGCCATCGCAATAAACGCAGTCTTGGCCGTTTTTTTCAACGACATGGCCATTGATCTCGCCACACGATCCGCAGCTTTCTCGCATTTCCATACATCACCACTCCAACAAAAAAGCCTAGGCACTGTGAGGATGCTGGGGTCAGAATTCCCAGCCGCTTTCGCGGTCACAATGCCTAGGCTTCAATTGTCGATCATTTTGGTTTCTGACTTCCATCCGATCTTGCGACCGATTCTAAACCGCTTTCGCAATGCGTGTCAAAGCCCTGCGAAATCGTCCATCAAATCCTGTGCAATCTCGACCCGCTGCCGATCGATCTGATGTGTCATGGCTGCAACTTCCGCTAAGTCCAGTTGCTTTCGCAGTTCCGCAGACGCTTCGATCGTCATGCGGATTGTTCCACGAAAACCGCTATCGTCTTGGATGTTCAAAGCGACATTCTCGCCATCAACAAACGCTTGTATCGTCGCCATGTTTCATCTCCGCAAACTCTTTTGTCTCTTCCCGATACTTGGTTCGATTCCAAACGCGATAGATAACGCTGAAATGAACGCCAAACTGGTCGGCAAGTTGCTTCGCTTTCAGGTGTCGATTCAGATAGATGTATCTTGCCTGTTCCGCTGTCAGCTTTGCTTGCCGATTCCGTGCGCCGTTAGTTGCTTCTAGGTTCACGTAAACAACAACTCCTGAGCCGATTGCTTTCGAGCTTCGCAAGCCTTCGTGATGTTACGTTTTGCTTGCTGGTAGTATTCCGGTTTCAACTCACAACCGTAAAAGCGTCGCGGGTCGTGAATGGCTTTTCCAGTCTTTGGTGACTTACCGCCTACCGACACGTAGCCCTCTGATCCGATGCCAGTAAAGGGCGAAAACACAATCTCGCCTGGGTTCGAGAACAGCAACACGCATCGACGGATGACTTCAAGCTGCAAAGGACAGATATGCTTAGTGTCGTCCTCGCTCTTAGCCGCTGCCGTGTTCAATGTGTCAGTCTCTTGAATGTCTGACCAACAACCTTCAGCCCAATCAATCCAATCGTTTCGTGAGACTTGGTTTTCGGAATCGATTTTGACCGCGTTTTCGCCTGGCTTGCGAAACTTAATCAGGTAGTCTTGGATCGTGCCGCGTTGACTCGCGCGATCCGATTCCAAACCCGCAAATTGCAATTCGCGTGATCGTGTTCGAATCGCTTGAGCCTGAGGATTCTTGCGCACCATCCAATCGTATTCGTAAACAAGCCCAGCACGCTCACCGAGCCGAATATTCATTCCTCGAAAGTCGCACAGCCCAACGCCGCCTGATCGCTTCATTCGCGGGATCTGACAAACGTGAACAACAGCCGCTCGCCCTGGCTTCAGCACCCTCGCAAGTCCATTGAAGAAAAACGACAGATGCAACTTGGCTTCATCGCCAACCGAATCGACGTTGCCAATATCCGCAACCGAATCCGTGTAAGCGTAAAGGCTCGGAAACGGCGGACTAAAAACCGCAAAGTCAATGCACGATTCCGGCATGTCTTTCAGCATGTGCGGTATGCAATCTCCGTGGTGGATGTCCCATTCTTTATCGTTGAATACAGGCATGACCAATCTCCTTAAAAAGCTGCTCCTGCTGCATCGTGTCGGCTTCGACGCGACTTGCCTTTCGCAGTACGTTTTCCACAAATGGCATTTCCAGTTCCGTTACTGGAATATGCACGTTCAACGGCTTTGTTGAGCCGATACGATTTGACCGCTTAACGGCTTGATAGAACTCTTCGTAAGAATCCTTGATGCCGCTAAAAACTTGCCGCGTACAGATTTGCAGATTCAATCCGAATCCCAAGATTTTAGGCTTGGTAATAAGGATTTTTGCGTCACCTGACTTGAATCGATCAATAGCCAACTGACGATCTAATTCCTTGGTTGAACCATCGACAGAAACCGCATCAGGAAACGTCCGCTCCATCTGTTCTTGTTCGTCGTTGTAGTGGCACCAAATGATCGTTGACTCGTCTGGCCACGAATCGACCATCGACTTGATAAACGCTGGCTTGTTGGTCGCTATGCCGTTCTTTCCCTTGGCGATCTGTGATAGCTTGCCACGTTCACCGATGCCGCCGACGCTCGTTGTAATAAGCCGCCCCGTCAGTTCTTGTGATGCCTTGCGTTGTTCTTCAGTTAGCTCGATGTGGTCGATGTGAATGTTGATTGGTGGAGTGATGCCGACGTTATCATTCCATCCGTAGGTTGCTGGATTCGTCAAAAAGATTGACCAGTCGGCAAGGTTGCGACAGAACGGCTTCAAAGCATGTGGCTTCAGTTCCCAGCGATTCTGCGTCTCACCGCGATTGATAAAGTACGACGCCAAGAATTCGTTGACCGTCTTTGCTCGATCCAAGAAAACTGCATGGTTAGCAAACTCGATTCGGTCGTTTGGAGCTGGCGTTCCGGTGGCGCAAAGCTTCCATTCAAGGCCGCGACCAAGTTCAATCAATCGCGTGCCCCATGCGCCGTAGTGGCTTTTGAGCATCGATGATTCATCAAGAATTAACGCGCCAAGTTTGCTTTGAAACAACCCTTCCTTAATAGCTTCGTAGTTGGTCACTCCAATCTGGCAATGATAGTCCTCATCACCATTCAGCCAGTGCTCAAGATTGGCCGCTGAAATCCTGCCTATGTCGATGCCCGGATAGAACCGATTCGCTTCCTCAATCGTTTGCTTGACGACCATCAACGGCGAAACGATCAGCACTCGCTTGCCAGTTGCTTCGGCGGCATGGGTTGCAAACTCCAGTAGCATCAACGTCTTGCCAAGTCCGCAGTCAGCAAATATTGCGTACTTCCGCTTTTGGATTGCGATGCGCGAAATGTCACGCTGATAATCAAACGCAATCGACAGCGGTTTGTATTCGCATTTCGTCAGCTTCGGTTTGTAGCCTAATCCGCTAGCGTATTCGTCCGGTACTTGTGCCATTCGTCCACTAAAACGATAGACGGGCAATTGTCGCACTCGCAAGAAATTTTCATAAGACGCCGCCGACCGAACATCAAAAACCAAATCCATTTACTTCTGCTCCTTATCCGCAATTCGATACGCCACGATGTCGCTAGCCTTGCCGGTATGCACCCAAGTAAAAGCAAAGGCTTGGCACGCATGGCAAACGATCCCGTCCCGAAACCGCACCTTGACTAGCGTGTGTGCGTCAACCGGACATTCGCCGCCGTTGTGTTCGATCCAGTCGGTCATTTCTTCACCCGATACACAACGCTTCCATCCCGCCGCAAAACCTTTTGATCGACAACAACCGCTTCGATCAACGCTCGCTCGGTCGTATCAGACAGCTCGCTGAACCGTCCGCTGATTGTGTTCAGTGGCACGCCCAAATACGCCGCGACTTCCTTGGCCGTTGCCGTTCCAAGCTCAGCAATGGCTTCTAGCACGACTCGACGCCGTTGCGGAAGCTCATGCAGGATCGACTTGAATGCGTCTAGGCTCGCTTCGGTTCCGGCTCGGTTGTCGAAGTCAAATGTTTGCTGGTTCATGGTGTCTGCTCCATCAACTTGGCTTGTTCGATTGCGTCTTGAAGTGCTGCGGCAAAGTTAGCTGCGGCTTCAATGTCACATGCAACTTGGCTTACATCGCGACCGCCAGATGACCAACGCAAAACAACTGCTGTCCATGTGTTCGACTGGTGACGACGATGGCGCGAAACAAAAATTACAAGCGGCCAAAAACCATGAACTTTGTATTCAACTCGGTTTTCGTCTATGGTTTGCAATTTTACGCTCGTAAACTTATCGCTCATCGCACCACCCCCACCATTCGATTCACCACAGCCGCCGAATCATGCGGCCTCTCAACTCGATCATCAGCCGCATCGCAAATCCGCTCCATCTCCGCGTCAACAATGCCTTTAATCTGCGCCAACGCCTCGACGCTGGTTATGCTTCCGCGCAGTTGGCGCGTTATGATCGCGTCGATTCGGTTTATCAGTTCGTCGCTCATTGGTTTCCTCACACGTACACAGGCCGATACATTTTGGACACGCGCAATCGTCAGGCTTTGAGCATGGTTTGATTGCGTAATAGTTGGTGCAGTTGAAACAGGTCAAAACAGCACCAGTTGGTTTTCTTGTGGCAACCCAGTCCATTGAGCTGCTGATTGATGTGCTTCGATACGCTCGGCAATGATCGCCATTCGCGTGCTTGCGTTTGGTGGTGTGTACATTCCAAACCGGCTGTAACTTGATGAATTGCGTACCGCGTTCGTGCTGTCTGCGCTTGCTAATGGCAAGTGCTTGAAAACTTCTGGGTCCAACATTCGCAAACCGTGCAGGCGAGTAATCGGCCTACCGGCGTCATCGCAGGCGTACGGCATCGCTTCGCTCATCCGTCGCCACCATTTATCTGTTCCGACCGTTGCGAAATCACCTGACGAACCAAGACAAACACGACGAAACGCTTCGCACAACCTGCGAAGACGCTGCAATGATTCGTGCATGTGCCAGACTGGAGCGCCTACGGCTTCCAAATCTTTCGGCCATGCGTCAATCAACGCGTCATTCTCGGCTTCGCTACCGTCGATTACATCGTCTACAATGGCAAAATCGAAGGCTGGGTGCATAAACCATTGGCGAACGAACGAATGGTAATCGTTCCAATCAATGACAATGTTTTGCTTCCATGCGGTGTAAGCGGAACTGTCAATCACAAAAGACTGCGACACTTCCGCTATCGTTCCAATGTCTTCCGGGCGAAGAAACGGAACGAGCATGTGACGCCCTTTAGCAAATCGTGCTACATCTTCGCGGGTTGCCCCACATGGTGTACCGTGATAGTGAATCATAGTGTTGTTCGCTCTATTTGTACGTCCACCGCTTCCCAAACGTCTTCGACGTTAAAACACACCATTAACGATCGGCGTTTTGCAAAAGACGGGTCGGGTGTTCCTAGCTTGTACTCTGAACCACTCTCCGTCTTTACGACTGCATCTATCCTGTCTACGACGCGCGAAGTGCGAATGTCGCGTCCGTCACAATGTCCGATGATGTTCGCGTGTTGCGTGATTGACCAGTTTTCTATTGTCTTCATCCTCGTATCACCAATCGACCGTTCGCGCCGTGTCGTCCTTTAACCGTGATGTCGCAATGGTGCGGCAAGTTATCTCGCAAATACTGCCAAGCAGCTTCTTGCGTGATTTCCTTTCCGCGAATGTCGTCACACAGTTCTTGCAACCGCTCGCACTTCAGCAGTTCCTTTGTGAATACGACCACCGTGTAGTAATCCCAAACCGGCGCAAATGGGCACCGGATATGAATTGTCGTTTTGTGTTGGTTCATTGCTTGACCTCTTGTGGATACGTGTAAGCCTCGCCAAGCTCTCTCGCCAATCCTGATCGCACTTCCGTTCCTTGCGGCGGAATGATTCGAATAGCTGGCTGCGTTTCGCCTTTACGCATTCCTCGCACTCGACGTACGGCAATGGTCACGCTTTTGCCGACCCATGTTTGATGCCGCGTATCGCCAAAGATCGTCTTGCAAAGTGCTTCGTTGGTTGCACCAAGGCCCAAAACTTTGTCGCGCCCTTTGAACTTCAGTGCCAAACCTTGAATCGGTTTTAGCTTGCGAGTGATCGGCGCACCTTCAAGAACGTCCTCAATCTCAAGAGTTGCTCCAAGGTACTTGCCGTCACGAAGTAAATCTTCGCTTCGCAAATATGGTTCGTCGTTGTACTTGCCCATTACTTAGCCCTTCTTCTTTTTGCAACTGGCGTTGTCAACGCCTGCTCTAACGTCATGCCCATGCGAGTCATCCTTGCGTGCGCGGTGATATACTTAACCCCATACACCTCGCACCATTGCGCCAAAGTCTTCGATTCACCACGAAACACAAACTGCCTTGCTTGTGGAGCTGGCGTTGTCAACGCTTCATATGGACTCATCCCTCGCTTCAACCTTCTGTTGTAGCTCGTCTGCTTCACCGCAACTTTTGGCGATGAAAACCAATGACTAACAAGCCTGTTCTGTCCATCAATCTCCACTTTTATGTTTCTGGAAAAGTTTGCTGTCTGTTCTCGCTGTGTTGACCATCTGCAATTGAACTGCCAGCCGTTCGCAACACATTGATTGCACTTTCCGCATGAGTAATGCCCGTCGCCATCAATTCTGTCTATTGAATGCTTTTTTGACGGCCTTAAACCTACGTCTTCTACAAAGTCGTCGAAGCTAGCTAGCCATCGCTCGCACATCTTGATTCCTCTACCGCCGTAGTGATGCCAAGTTTTTTGATTCTTGTTTCTCACCCTAGTCTTTGCAGCACCCCAACTTGTCTTTGTGAGCTTACGCAAATCTTCCTTTGTCGTATCCATGCAAAACTCCAAAACACAAAACACATCAACTAAAATCGTGCATCCGACAAATCGCACGCAACATCGATGTTGCATGTCACAACAGTTTCATCCTCGTCGCTGCGAATAAACTCGATTTCGGACTCTTCGATTTCATACAGGCTGCGCCAATCTCCAGATTGCATTCGGCTTTTGTATTCGCCACAAAGCCTAGCCAAAAACGCTTCGCCACTTGCAATGGTGTCGCTCGTAGGCTTCACAACCCTAATTTGCGGCCTGTCGCCAACTACAACAAAAATCCATCGCCATTCGTCGAGCTGTGCAAGGCCAAGGTATGTGGCTATTTGTAGGTCGTATGCGTAATCCTTGATCGCCCACTTAATCGATCTGTCGTCGAGCGACCGCGTTGTTTTTAGGTCAACGATGCAACGGTGATCAAAATGCAACAGGTCCGGCTTGCATTGGAATTCCAAGCCGTGAAGCTGGCCGTACACTGGCGTTTCCAGCACTCGACGCCCAGAAAAATATTTGCCCGCAATTGGGTGCCGAATAATGGCTTGGCACATATCAACGGCTTGGTTGTATTCGCGCTCGCTGACCTCAATCACGCCTGGATCAAACTTGGATCGCCAATCGTGATAAGCTTTAGTGCCGCGTCGCATTCCTTCCGGCATGGTTGCAAACTGCGATAGCTCACTGGGCTGTAATAAGATCGCGTGCATCAAGCTTCCAAGGTTCATTCGGTCGCTTGGTGGTCGCTTGTATGTCCGAGCGATAAACGAATCGTGAAACAATCGCGGATCGTCGGCCAAAACTTTCAGCTTGCTGTAGCTGAGTCGGTCGCTGTTGTGGTCGTACGTCATTCTGCGACCTCGATTCGTGCAAGACACCAACACGAGCCATCGCCATCGATGTATGGCATGTCGTCGCCAAGGATGTATCCGCGAAACGCACTTGTGTAAATCGTTTCAAAACTTGCGTCATCGCTAAACTGACATTGCTTTCCGTAGTCGTTCGGCATGACGGGATTGCGCCATTTCTTTTCCGCAACCAAGTCGTCTTGCCGCAAATCTTTGTTCGCTTGCAGTTCGTTCTCTACATAACGCAAACGAGCTTCTATGGCCGCAAGCTTTTGTTCGGTCGCGGTGTCGGGCGTGGCGTTTTCGACAACCAATCGTCTAAGCGGAGTCGCGGCAGAAACAATAGCACTGCCGATAGTACCGGACCTCCATGTGCAAGTGTCAACGTCAAAAAACTCGTCACCGTTTTCAGTAACTTCTCCGACCTCAAGCAACCTGTAATACTTCCGCATCGCTTACGCCTCGTACTCAAAAGCATCGTTCTGATCAATCAACATCCGCATCTGCTCGACGTACCAACTAGAATTCGTTTGCACCGACCACCGAAAGTCAATCGACTTAAACGAACCGCTGAACTTCGTGACCGTTTCGCCATTGACTACAATGATTTGCTCAACGCTTTTTCGAATGTCCAGCTTGAATTCCAGCAGATTCCGCACAAGCTCCGGCGCAATCTGCTCCACAGCTTTCCACTCCGCATCGCCCACCTTGATTGCCGTCCGTGTCAGCATTTCCGCCTCCGATCTGTTCAAGAATCTGAATACAACCATCAAGCTTCGTTCGTACGTTTTCGAGCCAAGTCACCTGTTCGCCGCCGATAAGGTCCGAGCGACGTTGCCGAACCAATCGCGATGCAAGATGCAAGGCCGATTGGATTTCCATGAGGGTTACGGTTTCATTTGCCATTTGTTCGGTGCTCCGCAATCCACGCGACATAGCCCGGGCCAACAAAAACAAACACGGTCGAAACCAGCATTAAAAACGTGTCCATAAAAACTCCTTGCCGTACCTTTGCCAGCCCAGCCTCACCGCACCGCAACCGACCTTGACTTGCCCCGCCAGTCCAATATCGTTGTTCGTTAAAAATCCTCGCCGCACCAAGCCGTGCCCAACCCGTCCTGACCAGACATCGCCGAGCCAAGCATCGCCCGAGCCCTTACCGCTTCAATCTCGTTGGCGTCTTTCGCTCAGTCGGCTCAACAACCAACTGGCTTCGACTCCGAATCATTTGCAGTGTCCGCGACTGTTTCGCAATCGCTTCCATGTGTTAAATCGCAGCATCGCGAGTAAACTTGCTTGTATCGACCGCAACCAATCGCTTGTGGCATCGACGCATCTT